TGTTTTAGCATAGGGGGTCACCCTGTGATGACGATTAAAGTAACTTACGGGCTGAACTGGTTTGAACTGGTTTGGTCTGAACTGATTTGATGTAAGGAGAAAATTAAATGGGCAGACGAGGAACAAAACCAACACCAACAAACGTGCTGAAGTTGCGTGGCAGTTGGCGTGGTGAAATAAATAAAAACGAACCACAACCAGAAGCAATACCACCACCAATGCCCACTGAACTGGATGGCATGGCAAAGGATTGTTGGGAACAACTTGTGCCCATACTCCAAGCCATGAAAGTGCTAACAGTTGCAGACGGCATTGCGTTGTACTTGCTATCAGAAACATACGCAACGTGGCGAAGGGCAGATGAAATGATTAAAAAAGACGGTGATGTGTACCCAATTAAAACGGAAGATGGCAAGGTTAAATACTTGCAACAGTCACCCTATGTTGCAATCGCAAGGAACTCTGGCAAGGCGTTGAAAGATTTGCTGTGTGAGTTTGGTTTAACACCATCAGCACGCAGCCGAGTACAAACAACTGGTGACAACCAAAGCAAGAAACAAGATGAACGCATGAAGTATTTTATGGAATGACAGCGGGTAAAGAGATTAGTTTGCTGCTTCCCGATTATGACCCCAACACGCAAAGTTTGGATTGCACATTTAATGCAGACAAGGCACAGCACGCAATAGACTTCTTTCATTTGTTTCTTAAACACCACAAGGGCAAGTGGGCAGGTACTCCATTCATTTTAAGTGATTGGCAAATTTCAATAGTGGCAAACTTGTTCGGTTGGATTCGTCCAGACAACACAAGGCGTTTCCGTTCAAGTCTGATTGAACTTCCGAGGAAGTCAGGGAAATCGAGTCTTTCCGCAGGGCTTGCATTGATGTGTTTGACAAGTGATGAACAAGGCGGTGAAGTTTACACAGCAGCAGCAGACCGTGACCAAGCCAACATTGTGTTTGGTATTGCAAAGCGTTTTGTTGAATCAGATGAATACCTTTCAAAGCGTTGCAAGATTTACAGACACGCCATTGTTGTACCAAGTACAGGTTCAACAATGAAGGCACTGGCATCTGATTCACGAACGGCACATGGCTTGAACGCAAGTGCTGTAATCTGTGATGAACTTCATGTGTGGACGAAGCCCGATGCAAGGGAATTGTATGAAGCGTTGATTACTTCGCAAGGGGCAAGAAGGCAACCACTGAACATTGCAATCACAACAGCAGGTACAGCAGAGCCAACACTGTGGAGAGATTTGCACAACTACGCACGCCAAGTGCAAGACGGCACAGTTAATGATATGGCGTTCATGCCTGCAATATGGGCAGCAAAGAAAGATGAACAATGGGATGACCCTGAAGTGTGGGCACGTTGCAATCCTTCATTGGGTACAACTGTTTCAGTAGAGTTTTACGAACAGGAATGTGTTAAAGCAAAGGCGTTGCCAAGTTATCAAAACGCATTCAGGCGTTTGTACCTCAACCAACCTACTGAACAAATGGATAGATGGATTTCAATGGAAGCGTGGGATGCTTGTGAGCAACCCTACACTGAAGAAGAATTAAAAGGGCGTGAATGTTATGCAGGGCTTGACCTGTCATCAACATTGGACATGACAGCACTTGTGCTTGTGTTCCCACGCACAGAAGATGAAGGTGGTGGCTTTGATTTGTTGCCTTACTTCTTTGTGCCAAATGAAAACATTGCCAAACGACAACATGACGATGGTGTGCCTTATATCCAGTGGCGAGATTCTACACCGCCATCTCTTATTGCGACTGATGGTGACATTGTGGATTATTCTTTCATCCGAAAGAAGATACAGGAGTTGCATAGCCACTATAACATTAAAGAAGTGATACTGGATAGATGGAATGCGATTTCCATTTCTGTGCAATTGCAAGAGCAAGATGGTTTCAATGTTGGGTTCTTCGGACAAGGATACCGAAGCATGAGTGCACCATGTAAACAATTGGAAGCCATGATTATGGGTAAGCGGTTACGGCATGGCGGTCATCCAGTATTAAGATTCAATGCAACAGGAGTAGCGTGCCAAGAGGATGCAGCAGGAAACATAAAATTGAACAAGAGTAGGTCAAGCACAAAAATCGATGGACTCGTTGCAACAGTCATGGGAATTGGTAGAGCAAATGCAACGACCGATGGTGCAGACAGTGTGTACGAATCACAAGATATGGAGATTCTGTAATGGGATTGATTAAGTGGATACGAGGGGAAAGCGATAAAGAAACAAGAAGCCAACTAACAGATGTTGGTTGGTGGAAAACAGTTTTCTCAGGGGCAGAAACTTTTTCAGGGGAAACGGTAACACAAGACACGGCACTTAGACAACCTGCTGTGTTCGCTTGTGTGCGTGTCATTAGTGAGGACGTTGCATCACTTCCAATTAAAATCTATTCACGGGTGTCTGACATGGTGCGTGAACCAATTGATTCACACCCTGTTGCGAAGTTATTTCATACAGCACCCAACCCAGAGATGACACCGTTCACCTTCAAGGAAACAATGACTGCTCATGTTTTATTGTACGGAAATGCCTATGCATCTATCGAGAGAAATAACGGTGGTGACCCAATAGGATTATGGATTCTGTTGCCTGAAAACATGTCTGTAGAAATAACAGGTGGAAAAGTTTGGTATGTGTACAACGGAAAAACAAGAATACCAAGTGAAAACGTGTTGCACATTAAAGGGCTTGGACACGATGGCATTCTTGGATACTCGCCTATCGGGTACGCAAGGGAAACGATTGGAATGTCGCAAGCGATGGAAAAGAGTGGTGGCACGTTCTTTGCAAACAGTAGCAGACCTTCAGGCGTGTTGTCACACCCTGCCAAGTTGTCTGAAGATGCAGCCAAGCGTTTACGTCAGGGTTGGGATGGAATGTATTCGGGAAGTGGCAATCTCGGCAAAACGGCAATCCTTGAAGAAGGAATGAAGTGGGATAGTTTAAGTATTCCCCACAGCGATGCACAATGGTTGGAAGCAAGGCAATACGCATTGCAAGACATCTGCCGTATCTACCGAATGCCACCGCACATGATTCAAGATTTGTCACGTGCCACCTACTCCAACATAGAGAGCCAACAGATTCAGTATATGCAAGGCACACTGATGCCGTGGTTACGTAGATGGGAAGAAGAAATTAGCAGGAAGTTGTTGGGCGTTGATGACAAAAGTATTTATGCAGAGTTTCTTGCAGAAGAAGCATTGCGTGGAAATACGATTGACCGATACGCAGCATACAGAACTGCACGTGAATCTGGTTGGCTTTCAATCAATGAAATCCGCAAGCGTGAAAACCTTAACACCATTGGTGAACAAGGCGATAAGTACATTATGCCATTGAACTTTGCAGATGTTGAATATGTAGAACCACCACCAGAAGCAGTGCGTGAAAATACAACACCGCCTGTGGAAACGTCTAGTGATTGGTTGGTGGATTCAGTACGCAGAGCAGTTGCAATAATCCGCAACGCTTCCAACCGCAAAGCAAACAAAGAAGGTGCAGAAGATTGGGATTCATTCGTTCAAGGCGATGAACCGTTGTGCAAAAAGGTTGAAACAATTTTAGAACCATGCTGTCGAAGCATGGGAGTATGTGAACAAGAAGTGGGTAATGAACTTGTTGGCACTTGGCGGTCTGCGATTGAAACTGCCGACACATCAGAAATGCGTGTGGAAGCGTGCGACAATTGGGCAAAAAGTTTTTTGAATGGTGATAGTGCAACAGTGCTTATCGAACGGAGCAAACAACATGAATGATGAAACAAGAGTATTCCCAGATGAAGAAGGCAACTGCCCCGAAGGTTTCCACAAGATGCCTGCGGATGATGACCATGATGCGCCGTGGTGCATGGAAGGCGAAGAACATTTAGAAGAAACATACAACGCCCAAAGAAATGTACCCGCCACAGTAGATTCACCAATGGCAGACCCCGACCGTCCTTGGGATGGTGATTCAGCAAAACAAAGAGTGCGTGCGTGGGCGGGTGGCGAGAAAGAAAACATAGATTGGGACAAGTATGCCAAAGCGTTTGCATACTTTGACGGTGAGGACAGAGAAGACTTTGGTGCGTACAAACTCCCGCACCACGATATAATTAGTGGAACGCTCAAAGTTGTATTGCGGGGTGTGCAATCCGCTAATGGAGTTATGCAAGGTGCGATGGGTGGAGTAGACCTACCAAGTGACCAACGAAGCAAGGTACAGGCGCACTTGGATTATCACCTTAAACAATTTGGCAAAGAGGTAAACAGCATGATTGAAACAAAAGAAACAAGAACAAGCACAGACATTCACTTTGCAGAAGTGCGTGATGAAAACACAGAAGAAACAAAACCAAAGATAGTTGGATATCCTGTGGTGTTTGATTCTTTGTCTAGTGACTTGGGTGGCTTCCGCGAGAAGATTGGACACGGTGCTTTTGCCGAATCGTTACAAAACAACGATGAAGTCCACGCATTATTCAACCACGATGATGACAAGATACTTGGCAGGCGTGGTGCGGGGACTTTGAAACTTTGGGAAGATGACCACGGGCTGCGCATGGAACTCGACCCACCAAACACAACGGTAGGCAACGATGTGGTGGAACTCTTGAGGCGTGGCGATTTGGTTTCCATGTCATTCGGGTTTTATGATGTTACGGATTCGTGGGCAATGCTTGACGGCACAGATGTCCGTACCATAAACTCAGCACGGTTGTTCGATGTGTCCATCGTGACCAACCCTGCATACGAAGCCACTTCCGTAGATGTACGCACTGCACCCGCCTTGCGTTCTCTGGAAGCACATAAGGCACAAGAGATAATTGACAACACGGACTTCGCTGCTATTGGCGAAATAACCAAACTGCATTTCCGATTACGACTAGCCGAGCAAGACCAGTGAGTTACAAGATAAAACTAAAACTAATGGAAATTGGAACAATGTTTTCAATGGCAATAATCACAAGTGGCGTTGTGTACATTCTTTGCAGATTGTCGCATTGATGCTTTTTTGGTCAAGATTTATAGTTATTTGTAGACCATCACCAACTGCCATTGCGTTGGTTTATTTGCTGACACTATAACAATATAGAATCCGTTGATTCGACAAGTCATTGCCGTTGCAATAATCGTATGAACTGGGAAATTAAATAAGAAAGAGGTGGCAAATGTCACAAGCAAAAGAAATGCGTGAGCAACGGTGCAAACTTGTTGCGGATGCACGCAAAATTATGGACAGTGCTGAAACACTCGATGCAGAACAAAGACAGCAAGTGGATACTATGCTGAATGATTCAGACACTTTGAAAGCAGACATCGACAGAGTTGAATCAATCGAAGCAGAAGAACGAAAATTAAAAGAATCAGCAGGGAAAGTTGCGGAACTTGCACTTGCTGAAACAGCACCACAAGAAGAACGTGCAACAGGTATTAAGTCAAAAGAATACCGTGATGCGTTTTGGCGATACATCTGTGATGGCAAAGATGGTCTATCACAAGAACAACGTGCAGTTATGGTTGAGGGAACAAATACAACTGGTGGTTATGCTGCACCAATGTTCGATGATGGACAAGCACAATTGCAAGACATGATTATTGAAACCATGTCACCTGCACACAACTTCTTGTCATACGCAACGCAAATAACCATTGGTGGTGAAATTACCGTGCCAGTGCAAAATGCAATCGGTGATGCGACATGGACAGCCGAAAATGCAGACGCGACTGAAGCCAATACAACTTTCACGCAGTTGAAATTCCAGCCGTGGAAGGCAACGCGAATCGTTCAGATTTCAAGGGAATTACTTTCCGATAGTTACGTAGACATGCAATCCTTCATGGCAGGCATGTTCGGAAGAAGTTTCGATATTTTGCTTAACTCCGCTTTTGTAAATGGCGATGGTTCATCAAAACCAACAGGTGTTACAGATGGTTCAGCAGAAGCACTAACTGCTGCATCCGCAACAGTAATTACTTTTGATGAATTACAAAGTTTGTTTTACAAACTGAAAGAATCCTACCGTGCAAACGGAACTTGGTTATTTAACTCAACAACTGCTGCGGAAATCCGTGGCTTGAAAGCAGATGGTCGATACATCTGGGAACCAAGTGGACAACTTGGACAACCAGACTTGCTACTTGGCAGACCTGTTGCAATCAATGATGATTGTGAAGATACTGCAACTGGATTAAAACCAATTCTGTTTGGTGACTTAAGTTACTATTGGGTTACATGGCGTGAATACATGGACTTCCAACGACTTGATGAATTGTATGCAGTAGCAGGGAATGTCGGTCTACGTGCCGAACTTCGTGTTGATGGGCAACTTACTTCCAGTGAAGCAGTGAAACATATCATCATGGCATAAGAGCCATAAGTTTATTGGTTACTAAACCGCTACAAATGGGAAGGGCAGTTGTCTG